AAGCCGGTCGGGCGCGAAGAAACGCGGTGCTGCTTGGAGAACTGTCCACCCGGGACAGAGCCGAGCAGTTCCTTGTACTCCGCCGACTCGGTGTACAGCTGACCGAGAGACTTGCGGCCGTCCGGGACGATCAGGCCCGTCGGCGTGACACGGGCCTTGGTGCCGCCGTTGTCCGGCTCGAAGTCGAAGCCGGTACCCAGGTCCCGCACTGCGGCGCGGATCTTGGCGTCAGACTTCGCCGTCTCAAGCTTCTTCTTGACCTCTTCGGCCTTGGCGAACGCCGTCGTGACGGCGCCGCGCTCTTCGTCGTTGAGGTCACGGTCTTCCGAGTCCGCCTTCTCAGTGAGAGCGCGGATCTCCAGAAGTGCGGCCTTGAGCTGATCGGACAGCTCTTCAACCTTGGTAGGCAAAGGTTTCTCCTCAGGTAGCAAGCGTGAGGACATCGGCCTCAAGGAGGGCGATGTCTGCGCGCAGACGTGCTGAGGCGGTTCCGGACCGGGCGTGAACGGGCTCCGGAGTGGCCACAGTGGACGGCTCCGGGGCTGGCTCAGGCGGGGTAGGCGTGGCCTTGTCGTCGTGCGTGTTGTCGGTCTTGGCGTCGTCGGGTGTGGCCGGTCGAACCGGCGGACCTTCCTTACGTGCCTTGATGTCCAGCAGGCTGGTTGCCTGGTTTACGCCGACCAGGCACGGGCCGACTTCGTAGAGCTTCAGCTTGCGAAGCTCGTAGACGTCACGGTCTTCTCGCTCTCCCCATCCGGCGTCAATGACGTCGAACGCAAAGGAGAACTGAGTGACGCGCCGTCCCTTGAGGAGTCGGTAGATCTTGCTTGTCTTGCTTCGGGTTTCCTCAAGGTCCTCGGGATCGAGTTGCGCTCGAACCCACAAGCCCTCTGGGCGTTCCTCGGCTTCGAGTACGTAGCCGATGTGGTAGTCGGGATCGTTGGCGGCGTGGGACCACAGGACCGGGATCGGGTCCCCGGACGCCTTCCATTCCGCGAGGGTCTCCGTGAACGCCCCGTTGAGGACTACGTCCCCGTAGGAGTCGACGTTTCCGAACGCGCTGACGATCGCTTCAAAGACACCTTCCTCGGTGCCGTCTTGGGTCCCGGCCGCCTTGATCGTGACCGGGGCAGTCTTGATGTGCATAAGCTTCCCCAAGGTTGCCGTCACGGACGGCTCGGATTTACTGGTGTGCAACGAGTTCCGCGACGGGCGCACGGTCGAGGCGTGTTGCGTCGACCGCCTTGGGCGGGGCACTGTCGCGGGGAGATGCCTGTCCACCAACGAGAACGTTGAGCGGAACAACGAGGTCGTCGCCGCCATCGACCTGCGGCAGGTTGTAGCGGGCGCGTACCTCGTTCGCGGTCATCCACGGACGACCGGCGGCGGTGCTGGCGGCGTTCGCCTGTTCCTCAAAGGAGCCGCGCATTTTCTCGCTGATGTTGAACTCCGCGTAGACATCGGCGGCGTCCGGCATGTCCGGAAGTACTTGCAGCGCAATCTCTTGCGAGATCATCGTGAGCCACGGACCCAGGCAGTCCTGATACAACATGTTGTGCTGCTCACGAATGTTGGAGAACGTGGCGTGATCCAAGATGCCGATCATGGGCGGCGGAATGAAATACGCCGAGCTGACTTCCTCGCGCGTGAGCTTGCGGCTTTCGATGTACTGCGTTTGCTCGTAGTCCATTCCGGACGCGTTGAGCGTCATGCCGTCTTCAAGCAACGGCACGCCGCCCACATCCGCACCGGCGCCGCTGTACGCCGCACGGAACTGGGACGTGAAGCGCTCCCGCGCAGTCGGTCCCCACTCGGGTGCGTCGATCGGCCTCGTGATCCACGCGGAATGTCGGGCACCGTTGCGCCACATGGCTTGGCGCTGACGGTTCGCTTCGTGTTCCTCGATCAGCAGGGACCGGAGAGCGTTCATGGGGCTGTTGCCAGACCACGGGTTCTCGGGGTCGTAGCCGCGAAAGTGCACGACCTGATCGGCCGGGAACCGGCGCACCTGGGACCGGTCGGCGAACGTCGACCGCAACGGCCTGATCTCGAACTCGTCCGGCGTCAACCAACTCGACCCGACCGGCCGGACCCGTGACGGCGGGACCGGCACCAGGCCGAGCAGGTTGTTGCCCTCGCGGACCTTTACCCAGTAGGCGCGGTCATAGACCGCGAAGTCGGAGACCAGAGTCTGAATCAACCGGTAGGTCGTGGTCGAAGGATTCGGCCGGGCAAACAACTCTGCGATCGGATGATCGCTCAGCCGCACCCGATCCACATCGGACTCACGCCGGTAGAAGTGCAGGCCCAACTGCGCGATGTTCCGGGCGAGGAAGTTCACGACGGTGCGCACCTGGGCCTGTGTGCGCCAGATGGTCGCGAAGTCGGCATACAGCCCGTCAGTGAGCTGCACCGACGACGGCGGCAACACCGGCAAAAGCGGGGACGTAGCGGAGGTCAGTTGTCCAGACGAGACAACGAAAGGCACGGCCGATCACCCCACAACCTGTATGAAGTGGACGGACGTCCGTTCAACAACGACCTCGCCGTCCAGCGGCTGAGGTTCACGACCAGGCATCAGAAGTTGGGCGTTGCGCAACACCAGCAGCGGGCCGTGTTGCGCCCACAAGATGCCGGAGAACGCGCGGCCCTCTTGGTTCACGACAACGCTTTTGCGGATGAGACGGCGCCACGAACCCACACGCGCCCCCTCTCGATGGTCACTGTTCGTCGGAGGGGGATGCGTCGTCGCCGTCGACCGTGACCCACATGCTGACGATGTGGCCGTTGAGGCGTTCGTCATCCATGATCAGAGACGCGGCGACACGCCACAGACCGGCGTCGTCTAGCTCAACCTCGACGCGGACGTTGTTGGCCGCCATGGTCATTCGCCCGGCTGGTAGATGACGGCACGGACGGCGCAGTCCTTTGCCTCGACGAGCTTCCGCAGACACGCGGTCAGCTCCGGCCCGTCGTCGGCGAACTCGATCAGCCCGAACGCCAACGCCTTGAACTGTGCAGAGACTTCCCGCGCGGCGGAGTCAACGAGGTGTCCGAACTCGAAGAACTGTGCAAGGTGGACGGTCGCCGGATGGCGGCGCGTAATGTCGATCAAGGGTGCTCCGTTCAGATCACAGAGAGGTCGTTGTCTTCGTAGGCGGACCGTCGCGGAGGCTGACGGGTCATCGCTTCGGCCATGGCGATCGTGAGAGCCGACACGGCGTCGATCTTGTCTGCGCTCGAAGCCTTGTCAGGCTTGACGTTCCCGGACGCGTCGACGGCGACGGCGAGGTTGTCGAACATCCACCGGACGGCCGGGTTCCCGCCGTGGCGGAGCAGCGGCACACCCTCGGCGCCCGCCAGGACCACGCGCTGAATCTCCTTGAGTGGAGGGGAAAGTGTGTGCGTTCCCTGCCGTACCTTGACCAGCGGTGCGCCGTCGGCGCCAAGGTCGTTGCTCAGCTGGGAGGAGTTCCACGGGTCGTAGCCCAGTGACCGCACGGTGAACTTCTCGCGGTCGGCGTTCACGGCGAGCCTGATCACGTCGTAGTCGGCGACGTTGCCCGGCGTCGTCACGAGAACGCCTGAGCGGACCCACACCGACGCTTCACCGGCGGTCCGCTTGTCCAGTGCGGCAAGGTTCCCTTCGGGCGTCCAGAGCCGCCACAGGGCCTCGTAGCCGCCGTTGGTGTCGTCGGGGAACAACCAGCACAGCGCACACAGGTCCGATGTGGACGCGAGGTCAAGACCGCCGTAGCACTCCCGGCCCGCCAACGCGTCGGCGTCGACCGGCGTACCCGCGTTCGCGTCCCACGCGTCCAGCACGATGAACCTGGTCAGCTGCTTCGTCCGCACCCCCAGGTGCAAGCGGAGGAACGCCGCGAGGTCAGCCGGAGACTGCCGCGCCTTGTCCGACGCGGCCTGTAGGTACGCCCGCGTAGGCGACACCCCATATCCGGGGTTTGCTTTGGCCCACGTGGATTCCGCGTGCGGGTCGTCGCCGTCTTCGGCGGCCCACACGACGCCGTAGGTCGAGTGGTCCACCAGGACGCGGCGGGCGAGTTGTTCCACGTAGTGGCGGCGCCGCGCGTAGATGGTGCCCGGCTTGCCCGCGTCTGCCGTCGTGATCGTCACCAGCAGCGGCTGTAGCCGCGAACCCGTACCGGTCTCCAGAGTCTCAACGAGATCTGGCGACTTGTGCACGTGAAGCTCGTCAACGATTCCACAGTGGAGGTTCGCACCGTGCTGTGCGTCGGCGGCGTTCGCGATCACTTCCGCGTAGGACGCGGACGGTTGGTGCACGATCCGCTTCAGCGTCGTGCGCACGTACGGCTTGAGCGCCGGAGACGACTGGGCGAGTTGCTTGATCGGCCCGAAAACGAACCCGGCTTGCCGCTCCGACGTGGCGGCGGTGACGACCTGGGCGCCGGGTTCGCCGTCGGCGCCGAGCATGTACAGCGCGACTCCACCGGCGATGGTGGACTTGCCGTTCTTTCGAGGAACGTCAACGTAAAGCGACCGGACAACCCGTACGTACTGGGCGGCGTCGTCGTCCCACCGCACCCACCCGAAGACCGGCGCCAGGATGTACGCCACCTGCCACGGGTCCGGCGTGAGCGGCTGCCCGGCCCACTGGCCTTGCGTGTGCCGAAGAACGCTGAACGTCAGCAGTACTTTGTCCACACGGGACGGATCGAAGACGGCGCCGGGCGCCTCGCCGGGGTCCGGAGTCTTGATCAACGGCGGACACGTCGGCAACGGAATGCCGCGTGACAGCATGTAGTGCGCGACCTCGCGGGAGATCTTCAGCGCTTCCAAGCGTTCCGCCGACGGAAGCCGGACGCGTCGGTTAGCTCCCGAGTCCGGCGAACGGGTTGACGTTGGCCTCTTGGTCACGCGTCCGCCCCGCTTCCTGGGATCGGATCGTGGACCGAGCCGACGGCGTCAAGCCAAACTCTTGCGCGAACGCGCGGATCATCGCCGCCGCGTCACGCTGAATCTGCAACGCCGGGTTCCGAACCTGAGTCCCATGTAGACCGCGCACCAACACGTCCGAGTCGCGGAGCACCGCGCACGCTCGCCGGTGCGTCACAACCGCTTCGCAGTAGCAGAGCAATGAGTCACGATCCGCTGGAAACGCCGTGCCCATAACGGAAAGCTCGTTGACGGTGTAGTCCCACACCTGACGTACTTCGTCGCCTACCTCGTCCGGGCACTGCGGAAGTCCAATGCGCGCAACGGGTTCGTCGGTGTTGATACGGCTCGTGCGGTCGCCGTCCAGCAGCCGCAGTGCCGTCGGCTTCTGCCGTGGTCCGCGCTTACCCATGACGTGCCCCCGTCGTGTCGCCGGGTACGCCGGTGCCGTCGAGTTCGCACCGGTTGTCGTCCGCGTTCCACAACGTGCCGGGCATGCCGCACACGCCGTCGTAGGGGTGTCGTTGCAACGCGTTCCCGCACGACCTCGCGACCGGCAGGTGTTCGAGGCAGGCTGACAGGCTGGTGTACCCGTAGCCGTCGGCGTCGTTGACGAGTACGTGCCAGCGGGCCGGGCGTCCGCACCTGGGGTGTTCGAGGGTGTCGGCGTGGCCGCACACCGGCAGGTGGTCGTGCATCAGTTCGCCGATCTGGACCATGGGGTGACCGCCTCTCGGGTGGGGTGGTGGACGCGGCGCGGCGGTGGAGCTGGGCTTGTGGCGTGGGGTGTCGGCGGGCCGCCTTTGAGCTCGGCGGCGCGCCGGGAAAAGGCTGGTCAGAGGGGTGAGGTAACGGCCGGTGTAACGCCGTGGATAAACTTCGAAACGAGTTGTTACGAAGTTGCGAGAGAGGGGGCAGTCATGCGCGCCGGATACGACCTAGCCGGAGAGCTGCGTGAGCTAGCCGACGAACACGGCGTGCTCATAGAGGCACTGGAGTCTTACGTTGACCAAGACGGGGTGTGCGGTCACAACATCCCCATGTGGGGCGCGTGCACGCAGTGCGGCAGGGACGCCATCGGGCTACAGCTGCAAGGCCGCTTGGACGCAATCCGCGTCTACATCGGACAGTCACCCGAAGCCGTCTACGGACACCAGGGCAAGACCTACACCATGGGCGACCTTGCCGAAATCCTCGAAACCACCACGGGGAACATCCGCGTACTCCGCAAGCGCTACCACCCCGGGCACAAGAACCCTTTCCCCGCACCGGACAACCCCGATGCGTTCTCGCCGGTGTGGAGCGTTACCCGCCTCGAAGAAATCAAGGCTTGGAAGCCGACCGGCCGGGGCAACGGTGGAGGGCGCCGTACGCGGAGCAGCGCCCCGGCGGCACCGGCGGCACCGGCGGCACCGGCAACGACCCTGGTTGCTCCCGTTGCCGCCGAACCCATGCCCGTCCCCGACCTGAACCCCAAACACGAACCCGTCCTGAGACGCCTCGTGGAAGTCGCGAACGGCGGTCCGCACTGGGGCGCCAGCGTCACTGCTGGCCCCTACAACCCAGACACCGGAACATTCCCGTTCCCGACCCTGCAAGCCATGGAACGCAAGGAACTCGTCCGACTCGGCTACGAACGCGAAGACCTGATCGGCACGTCTGGCAAGCCCTACCGGGTCGCCAAGCTTGTCAACTACGGCGCGTGGGTTCTCGCCAGGAACACCGACCCCGGGCAACTCGCCGTAGCCGACGCGACCACGTTTCAGTTGCGAATCTTGATCGCCGTCGAACGCGGTCGAATCACTCGCCAATGGGTGGGAGGTCACGGCATCCACTTCGGCGACAACAGCGAACGTGGATGGCACGGGCGCCTTGACGACCAGCCCGTCAGCGACCACCTCAAGACTGAAGTCAAGCAACTCGCCGAACTCGGCGCGCTCATGTTCGTCGGCGCCGCCGTCTACGTCACCGCGTCCGGCTGGTCAGTCCTCAATGGACTCGGAGGCCTCGACCACGTAGAGCAGAAGCTCACGCCGCTAGAGGCAGACACCGACGCCGCCACCCCAGAACCGACGCCCGCCGCCACCCCAGAACCGATCAAGCCACTCAAGTTCCGGCGCGGCACCAAGACCGGCCACCACCTCGCCGAAGATGAGACGTGGACGTACGACGTCACCCGACAGGAGGTCATTGACGCGTCCGGCAAACGGCGCACCTACTACCGGCTCACCGCCACGTGGCGGAACGACCAGCGGCGCAACGAACAGTCCGAACACAACACCAAGGCAATGTGCGTCACCGTTGCCCAGGCCTACAGCACGCTCGGTCTCGCCTACCAGCCCGGCCCGGCGACCGACTTCCGAAGCCGCATGACCGCCGCCGTTGCCCTCGCCTACGAATGGGACACCAAGTGAGCCGCACCGTCCGCCGTTTCCCGCCGTCCACAAAGTCTGTGATCGCCGCACTCGGCGACCCTGCCGACTACGGCGCCGCGTTCGCCATCGACCTAGACGCCGTAACGCGGACGATCAGACCAAAGCTGAAGACCACCCTCAGCAACGCCCGCGAATGGCTGCTTAAGGCACTCACCGATCCCGCGCAGACCGAACTCGTCTGCCTGTCCAGCGACGGCACCGGAGCAGTTGACCGCCTCATCCGCGACATGGACGACGCCGACCGATACACGACCGTGTCCCTTGTGGACGCGGAAGACGGTCACCCGGCGCCCACTCTTTACCTGGACTGGAAAGGGCAGAAGTGCAACCACGGGCAAGCGGTGACGCTTCAAGATTGGATCGTCACACGCGCCAACTTCGACCAATGCGTCGCCACGCTCACCAGCAACGGCGTTAAGGGCGTCTAGAGCCAACGCTCAGGCACACCAGGGAAAGCCCCCTCCGGCGCATCGCCCGGCGGGGGCTTTCCCTTTGTCTGCAACAACCATGGCCGATCACGAACAGGTAACAACTCGTGATCATGGCCGCGAACTGCGGACAGCGCGACGGGACGGAAACCCCGCCGGGCGCTCACCCAAGCCGCCGCGCGGACACGCTAGCCACACCGCAACGGCCCCTCAGAAGCCCGCTGGCGCGGCGAAAACACGAAACCCCAGGACTCCACCCGGCGACCCAAGCCGTTTGCCCACAGGGCCACACAGAGTCAAGCTCAACGGCATGGACAACACCACCCTCGCCGCCATCGCCACTGCACTCCGCGACGCCGAAGACTCCGACACCCCAACCGGCGCCAAGACCACCGCCACGTTCACCGAAGCACTCACGGCACACGTAGACGAACTCAAGGCATGGGTGCAGGAACTCGACACGCTCGTTGCCGATGTCGAGGGCGCAGTTGAAGACCTCGCCGCCGCCGACAAAGAAGACCGCGACGACGCACACAGCGCGCTGATCGGCTACGTCGGGGCACTGCTGGACGAACTCCCCGGCGCACGCGACGCCGACCAGTAACCGATATCGTCCGTCCGCCAAACCCGAGACACGGGTTCTAGGCAACGGAAGGGACGACATGAGCGACGGATGGATCACTCCCCGATGCCCCGAGTGCGGAGTACGGCACTCGACGGTGAGCGGTTGCGGAAGCCCGGCTAGAGCACACTCCGGGCAGGTCTGCGCCCGCTGACGTCCGCCGCCCGAACAACGCCCCCGCAGAGAGGCTCTGCGGGGGCGTTCCCGCGTCACGGGGACCGCCACCCTTGCCGAACCGGCACGGCCGTCACAGAGGCTCTAAGCCGCCCGTGCGGCGCCAGCGTCGACCACGACCGCCACGCCCACTAGGACCACCAGTACCACGCCGACAAGGACCACTGTCCCAACAGGACAGACGTGGATTGGTCCACTACGCGCCGGCGGATTGGAACAGGGTATTGGTCCACTACACTCAGTTACGAAAACCTGGCACGCGAAAAACGGCAG